CTGATGGAACGCGGCCCCTTTCGCAAGGTATTGCGTTCCGAGAAGGCGGGCCGACGAGGCACCACCAGATGGTTGATTGAGTTGGAGTGTGGCCACGTCCACAACCTCCTGAGGAAACCATCCAAGGAACGTATGTGCTGTGACCAGTGCCTGCCTCAGCCTGAGGACGACTATGTGCTCGACTTGAGTGAGGACTTCACGAAGGTCAGACTGGCCGCTACGTTCGGCGTTGACACCGATCAGATCGTCATGTTCGAAGGCGGTTGTCAGATTACATTAGATACGTTACAGATTCGCAAACTACAGATTGACGGACTATGATTCCTTTCGAAAAAGTGCTGGTGATGATAGCTCATCCAGACGATGAGCTTATGTGCGCTGGCACGATCATGAAGCTTCAAGCCGGTGGCTGTAAAGTGGACATGGTAGTTTCTTGTCAGCCTCAACAACACGAGTATGATCGCGTAGCTGAATACAAAGCTTCTTTAGAAGTGCTTGGTATCGATTCTAGCCTCATGCACATATGGGATGACCCGGAGAGCGACTTCGCCTGGACCAGAGACAACATACAGCCGTACGACCAGTTGGTGCAGTCGCTGGATCCAGACCTCATCATTACACACAGAGTTCGAGATAGCCAACAGCACCACTCACATTTAGCCAACATCGCTCATTCGATTGCCAGAAAGAACAACGTCACCGTGTGGGAGATGGAACAAGCTATGCCTGGTGGTATTGAACCGGATGCTCCTGCCCCCAACTTCTTCGTGGACGTGAGCCGCTACTGGTACGTGAAGAAGCAGATCATCGAAGCGTATCCTTCTCAGGCTGTCAAGTATCCAGGTTGGCTGGAAGCCCTAGAAGACCGGGCTAGAGTCTGGGGATGGATGACCAACATGAACGGACACGATGCCACTATAGGTAGTAGACCTCGACTTGTGGAAGCCTTCCGAATTCAGAAACAATTCTGGTTAGACTAACATCATGACTCAGGAACAGTACCCCATATTCATAACCACGCGTGATCGGCTGGAGTGCGTTTTAGAACTTGTGGACTGGCTAGAGAAGGTGGGTCAGGAAGAAATCTACCTAGTAGACAACGATAGCTCTTACCCCCCTCTTCTGGATTGGTTGAACTCTACCGATCATACCGTTATTAGGTGTGCGAACATAGGAAACACGTCTCCGTGGGTGTCTGGAGCGATTGACGAATATGCCAGTGATCGATACTTTGCTACCACTGATCCGGACATCATACCAGTCGATACGTGCCCTCACGATGTGTTTGAGTACTTTGAGTCGATTCTTAAGTCTGCCAACCACAAGACCGGGCCTACGAAGATTTCCTTCGGACTAAGGTTGGACGATTTACCAGATCACTACAAGCACAAGAAGTTGGCCATAAGTAGACACGGTAGATGTCAATCTGACAGGTGCAGGGTTATGGGGGGTAAGTTTTTCGCATGTGCTAACGACGCCATTCTCGCACTCCATCGACCGGGAGCAGCCAAATCTATAACGGGATGGCGAGCGGATGATCCTTACTTAGCACGCCACACCTCATGGTACGACGACCTGTCCAACATGAATGAAGAGCTAGCATACTACATGGCCAATGTCAGAAGAGGCGGAATTACCAATTGGTCCAAACAGAATCTCAACATAGCGGGATAGCTCATGTCTAACAACGAGAGTATTCCAATCTTCATAAGCACTAGAGACACGGTAAGTTCTCTTACCGAGTTGGTAACTTGGTTAGAGAAAGCCGGTCAAGAAGAAATCTACCTAGTAGACAACGATAGTTCTTACCCTCCCCTCTTGGAGTATCTAGCCAGCTCCCCGCACAACGTGATCATGACTGGCCAAAACTTGGGAAACGAAGTTCACTGGAAAGCCGGAGTGCTCGAAAAGTATGCCAAGGATAGATTTTTCATAGTATCAGATCCGGACATTGTTCCGTTACCTGAATGCCCATTGGATACCTTGGATCATTTCATGTGGACACTACAGACGTACAGAGATTGCCCCAAGGTGGGGTTCTCAATAAAACTAGATGACATTCCAGACTATTACCCTCACAAGGAAGTAGTCATGACACTGCATCCACGACATCAGACGGACGCTAAGCGAGTCCGGAGTATCTACTTTAACGCTGCTCTAGATGGTGTACTGTCACTGCATCGGCCTAATACTGCTAAGTGGCCCACGGCTGCGTGGCGCACCGACTACCCAAGAATGGCCAAGCACACTGCGTGGTACTGGGATCCCAATAACATGACAGACGAAGATCAGTACTACCAGGATCATTGTGATCCGACGCTTGGCACGTGGGTGCTGGAGGATCTTCCAGCCCAAGTACACAAGCGGGTGAGATCTGTTGGAGGTTTGCGCCGTGCACCTGGATGACTGTAACGTACACCCCACAGCTGTCATAGAAGTTGACGATCTCTTCCTGGGAGCCGGAACGACTATAGGCGCTTATGCTAGACTGGAAGGCACTAAGGTTCATTTGGGACGCGATAGCTGGGTTGGGGATCAGGCTCTTATCGGAGGAGGAAGTTCTTTCGATCCCGGTGCCTTCCTTGTTGCTGGCGACTTCTTCCATCTTGGGATAAACGGTGAGGTGAATACGGCACGAGGCGTCTCCATTGGCCACGAGGTGGGCTTGGGTGTGCAGACCAGGGTGTTTACGCACGGAGTGTACCTGTCGGCCTTAGACGGCTTCCCATGCTCTTTCGAGGGAGTCACGATCGGTGATCAAGTATGGATACCTAACGGCCAAGTCAATCCTGGGGCGTCGCTCGGGCCGCAGTCTGTGTACGCTCCTGGTTCTGTTATCAGTGGAGTCATGCCCAGCAACTGTCTGGCCGGAGGCAATCCTGCCAAGGTTCTACGGGCGGATCACTATCCCAAGGAACTCAGTCGGCAAGAACAGCAGGTAATTCTGGAACGCATCAGCTTGGAGATTCAAGTTCGTGCGGAGTATCAGTGCAAGGTGATGGCTCAGGTGCCCAACATGATCGTGGACCGTACCGTGTTCAACACTAGGTATCACACCATCAAAGGACCGGCTACCGAACACACGGAGCTTGCTAGACACCAACTTCGACGTAACGGGGTTCGCTTCCGTTTTGAGGCACGTGATGGTCGCTACCAGCCTTGGGTTTAGCTCGCGTTCCTCTACCCATTAGTCTGACACTGAGGTGCCTTACCAACGTCATACGCAAATGCGGTGGGGTCTAAACAGGTGTCCCATGAAGACGCTTTCCAACAGAGATCTATTTGGTTCGTCTCTGCCACGCTCCCCTGATTACGGTTCAGGAAACCGGTCTGCCAGATCTGCATGGGCAATTAGCTAGATCTGAATCCATGGCGCAAGTCCTAGTGGTCGCGTGCATAGCCCGGAAGGGGTATCGTGCGATTCATACCGTCACTCTTTGCCATGGACACTGCCCGTAAGTTATGCGTGTTAATGTCAATACTTAACGCGTGTCCCTCATCGGTCATCCATGGGCGGTGTATGTCATCGGCCTCTAGCCGGGTTAGTTCTGGCGCTGGAGTTCCTCCATGGATCGAGGCATTTGGCCATAGCGTAGTTCAGTATCCAAACCTTGGCAAGGGGTTGACTCTTCCACCGATGCAGATTAGACTAATGGCATGCATGTAAAGGAACTGGGTGCCCGTCTGGATGGCATCGCTGCGTTGATGTTCGAGTTGATCGAAGACATTGACGAAACCGGACTCGAAGGCTCTGACCAGGAGTTGGCTGAGGGAGCTTCATTGTTCCACGCCTTTCTGGATCAGGCCAAGGGATCGTACAGCCTGTTCGTCACGGAAGTCATCAATCGAATCGAGTACACCCCGGTGCCTCTTGAGGTGGCTGGCGCTACAGTCGAGATCAAGGGTGGCAACACTCGCAAGAAGTGGGACCATCCAGCAGCTGCCGCGGAAGTGGCGAAGCGCATCATGGAATCGTCCATCGACATGGACACAGGCGAACGACTCATGGATCCAGAAGCCATGATCACAGAACTGCTGAAGTATGCAGGCGTAGGATATTGGAAGGTGAAGCCCATGGAGAGCATCGGGCTGAACGTTGACATGTACTGCGAATCAACTGAGGGACCAAAGAACCTCATTGTCAGGAGAAACAAATGACCAAAACACAATACGAACAACTAGTAGAAGAGTTCCCTGAAGAGGTGCTACGGACTCTGCCCAAAGCTGGTGGACTCACGTACGTTCCGGTAGCCGAGGTGATCACGAGACTGAACAACGTCTTGGGGGTCGGCGGTTGGGGATACTCCGTTCGAGGGTTGTACCACGATGACGAGAAGCCTAATTGGATTATAGCAATCGTTGATCTCACAGCCATAGTCGACGGCATGAGTGCCGCCCGTTCCGGTGTGGGAGGATACGACACATCCAACAAGGGTATGGATTTGGCAGATGCTCACAAGTCGGCAACATCGGAAGCGTTGAAGAAAGCAGCCCAAGCACTGGGTGTCGGCCTTCATCTTTCCCGTAAGGAAGAGGCTATTGCCATGGATGCTATGGCTGATAGGGCTGACCCTAAGTCATTGGATGCGTTCAAGGCAAAGATGGCAAGCCGCGACGACGAGTTCAAAGCTGCGGTCAAGGAGTATGCTTCCTTAGCAGACATCAACTGGAAACGAGTATCAGCTGATGATCTAGCGGATCTAGTACTGTTTGCTACCGAGTATGCTGCTGGTAATACCGACGACTAACCATGTCCTATACCGCACCCAGTTACTTCTCACCGTCCTCGCTATCCACGTGGGAACAGTGTCCTAAGCGATTCTACTATGAGAAGATAGAAGGCCGTCGTTCGGCTAGTACAGAACCACAGATGCGCGGTAACTTTGTGCATGAGGTTCTCGAAGAACTACTGACGTTAGAGCCAGGATACCGTACCCTTGATAATGCTAAGGCTCTTACTAGGGGTCTGTGGGATAGTACTTGGTCCGAAAAGGTTTCGATACTGCACATGTCCGATAAGGATCTCCACGCATTCCGGTGGACATCTTGGTGGTGTGTGGAGAACTACTTCAAGATAGAGGACCCACGAGAGATCGAGCCGCTGGGGCTGGAAGTGAAGGTCGAAGGACGAATAGACGGGGTGCCCATATTTGGTATAGTGGATAGGTGGACAGCTACACCGTCCGGGAAGATAGTGATATCTGACTACAAGACTGGCAAGGTACCTAAGTCTCAATACTCAGCTGAGAAGAAGCTGCAGATCATGATCTATGCGGACCTCATCGAACAGCAGACTGGGCGAGAAGCGTCTAAGATGGAATTGCTGTACGTGAAGGACGGCAAGAAGGTCACGTACAAGCCTACCAAGGAACTAAGGCAGCGTACCAGCGACACGTTAGTGACGGCATGGGACGCCATGAGTGTGGCTTGTGAAACCGAGGTGTTTCCCACACAGACCGGACCGCTATGCAACTGGTGTGACTTCAAACCCGAGTGTCCGGCGTTCCAATGAAGGTAGGGTTCTTAACGGTCGATTGGTCGTCTACGGTAATGGATGCTGACGGCCTTCCATCGCTAGGAGGGTCAGGCCATATACGGATAGCTCAATACCTTCCGTACATGTCTATAGATCACGCTATCGGCGCTCCAGCATTCCATGTAAAGAAGGGAATCTTCGGAGTACACAGAGTGAGTAGCATGGGTAGACTAGAAGACGGAACCCTTGACGCTAACTCACCCGCCTCAGAAGAGGATGTAGATTTCGACTGTGACATCATTTACACGCAAAGAAACATGCACGTAGACAGTGATCGGCAGATAGCTAGAGCCAGGTCTGCTGGTCAGATAGTCATCAATGACGTGGACGACTGGTACTGGGGACTAGACAGACGTAACCGGGCATACGCTGCAACAGATCCGAAGAACAACCCAGTCTACAACATAGAAGGTTACCGTAGAGCCTTGAAGCTGTCCTCTGCTGTAGTCGTATCAACTCCGTACTTGCGAGATAAGATTCGTGAATGGAACCCCCGCACATACGTATTAGAGAACCACGTGGAGACACGTAAGTTCACTAGGTGGGACCATGATCATGGTGACCCTACCACCGTTGGATGGGTTGGAGCTACAGGATTTAGAAGTGGAGACCTTGGAGTAATCAAGCCCTTCGCCAAGATGTTCCCATGGCTGCATGGGGGACACGCTAACTGGATGCCCTCTTTCGGAGAACTGGTAGGACTTGAGCAGGAATACTACAAGCGCATACCGCTGTGCTCTGCGAGTAAGTATCCGGGAATGTTTCAGTTTGATATTGGCACCGTTCCCCTGAACGATGTTCCGTTTAACCATGGCAAGTCGTGGATCAAAGGGCTTGAGTATGCGTCAGCCGGTATACCTTTCGTATCGTCAAGGATGCCAGAGTACGTACGCCTTCAGGAGGAGTACGATATGGGTTACGTGGCCAAGAATACGGCGGCATGGATAAAGGCTATCAAGAGTTTATCAAGCGATCCCATTATGCGTAGAGACATTGCTGACGCTAACCTGGAAACAGTCAAGCAACTGGACGTGATCATGGGAGCTATGAAGTTCGAAGAGTTCTTAGAGCTAGCCGGAGGATCGTTATGAAACGGACTCCCTTGAAGCGCGGCACATATAAACTGAAGCGCTCCGAATTGAAGAGCAAATCACGCTTACAATCTAAGAAACCATTACCATTTCGTTCCGAGAAAACGAAAGCCAAGTACGTTGAACGACGAGCTTTGGTGGAAAGAGTGCTTAGGGACCGGCCACTGTGCGAAGCGTGTTCAGCATATGCTATGTGTGAGAACATGTTTAGATCAGATATTCAAGGAGTTCCTACACACACAATATACCCTTCTTCACAACTGCATGAGATTGTGCTTAGATCACAAAGTGGCGATATTCTAGATGAAAGGATCATCATATCAATATGTGACACTTGCCACAAGAAAGTGGGCGACGATCCTGGGGTAGCTTACTTGATGGGCCTGTACCTCAAGAGTTATCAATATGACGACGAACATGTGGCTGAAGCTTGTAAGACACTAGAATCCTTGAGAGATGGAATCATCTACACACCGTTCTACGTGGAGGACTAACATGGACAATGTAGTAGGACTAGATATCAGCCTAACGTCAACAGGCATAGCCACATGGGATGGTGAGTACAACGTCTTCACCAAGCCTGATGATTTCGAACATCCCATAGATCGGTATGTGTTTATCAGGGATGGCATCTTTGAGATCATTCAGCAAGACATTTGGTCGGAAGCCTCCCAGCCTCTTGTGCTCATCGAGGGCTACGCTTTCGCCAAGCGCTCCTCTCACGCTCACGCTCAGGGCGAGCTTGGCGGCATCGTTCGGCTGAAGTTGCATGAGTTGGAGATTCCGTACATTGAGATCCCTCCCACGAGTCTCAAGAAGTTCACCACGGGTAAGGGCAACGCCAACAAGAACGACATGGTGTCTTCGGTGACGCTGCGCACGTCGCGCACGTGGACGGGCAAGGGCGCCGATGACCGCGTAGACGCATGGGGACTTCGCCAGATGACATTGGCTGCTTTGGACTCGCCGCAGTTCGACTGGCCGAAAGCAAATCTGGAAGCTTTGGAGAAGATTGACTGGAGTCCGTTTGATGACTAGGATACAGGTATGAACGAATCATGGGACGGCTGGGAGAGTAAACGTGACAGCGCACAAGGCGGTCGCCGTAACGCTCCTATCAATCAGATAGACATCGAAGGCGAGATCATCCGCCTATCCAACGAGCTAGAAGAAGAAACCGAAGCGTTTGAAACGCTGTCTGTAGATCATGCTCGAAAGGAAGCCGAGTTCAAGAAGTTGTGGTTCGGCTCCTACCTGAACGCTGAAGGTTCCATCAAGGAGAGAGAGTCCTTCGCCGGATACAGGCATGCCGACATGTATCTGGAATCCCAGGTAGCTGAAGCGCTGGTCAAGGCCAAGCGAGAGCGACTGCATTCGTTGAGAACAAGGCTGGACTCGCTGCGCACGTTGGCAGCGAACGTCAGAACACAGGTGCAATCATGAAGCACAATGTAGCGGAAGCACTGAGCGATTTGATGGTGCCGGTGGAGTCTCTCACACACTTACCGGGCAACCCTCGTCGTTCTGACATTCAAGCGATAGCAAAGTCCTACGAAGAGTTTGGTCAGCTATCAGCTATTATCTGTCTTCGACAAGATGACGAGATCATGGTACTCGCCGGTAACCATCAATTGATGGCGGCTAGAGACGAGCTAGGATGGACACACATCGCAGCAGCCGTTCACGATCATCTGTCCCATGAACAAGCCTTAGCGTTTGCTGCTATTGATAATCACTGGGGCGATGTCGGCGGCATAGACGAAGCTCTTCAGTATGCCATGCTGGAAGCTTCTGGCAATGTCGCACCAGAGCTATTCGAAATGATAGGGTGGGACGACTTCGAACTTGCTTCTATGGAGAGCAACGCTGTTCTGGCTGCAGAAAATGCTAACGAAGCTCCCGCCCCCAACGCCGGTTGGACTGCGCCTGAGATCATAGCGCCACTGATCGATCCTGATGCTACCCCTGAAGAGCGAGCTAAGGGGTTCGAGCCAGCGGTAGATACAGATACGATCGTCACGCAAGGAAGTCCATCCACGTCTCAGTCCGGTTCTACACACGCCATCATCCAGTACACCCTGGTGTTCGATGAACCTGAGCAGCAGACCACATGGTATGCTTTCCTGAGACATCTTAAAGAGGATCCTGGATCTGCGTCAGGTACAACAGCAGAGCAGGTCATCGACTTTATCCGGATACACTCTGAGATAGATTGACACCGGCCCACAGTTCCACTAGAATTGGGAACATGCGAGCATTAGTGTCCGTCCGAATCGTAGACTCTGTTCACCCCATCGAAGGGGCTGACGCCATTGAGCGCGCCCGTGTTGGTGGCTGGGATGTCGTGGTCAAGAAGGCCGAGAACTACAAGCCTGGCGACAAGACCATCTTCTTCGAGATCGATTCTGCTCTGCCGCTGTCAGGGTTCTTTGGGTTCCTCGCTAACCGTTCTCCCAAGCGTATCGTGAACGGCGAGACTTGTCACGTCATCAGGACTGCCAAACTACGCGGCGTGGTATCACAGGGCCTCATGGTGCTGCCTGAAGATCTGTGGCCAGATGACCATTGGGATCACGAGTGGCTTGTGGAAGATATGGATCTGACCGAGACCATGGAGCGAGAGCACGGCGTCACCAAGTGGGAGCCGCCTCTACCTTCTTCGGCTGGTGGTGGTGAGCCTAAGGGCAACTTCCCCACACAGTACGCTAGCAAGACGAATGAAGAACGTGTCCAGAACCTGACCAAGGAATGGGACGAGATCATCGAGCATTCTGAAACGTGGATTGCTACTGAGAAGATCGACGGCACGTCGTCCACGTTTGTTATGACTGAAGACGAGGGCCTGTTGGTTTGCTCGCGCAACTGGATGATCAAGGAAGGCGAGAACTTTTACTGGACCATTGCTCACAAGTACGATCTAGCAAACCTGATGCCGATCGGTGCTGTGGTGCAGGGTGAGATCTACGGCGAAGGTATCCAAGGCAATCGTCTGGGAGTCAAGGGTGTTCACCTTGCTGCTTTCAACTTCAAATTCGGAACGGTGTACGATGAAGCAATGGCTCCCCTGGTGGATCTGTTCGTCAATGGAGAGATTCCTATTGAAGAAATGTTCCGCAGCTTCGAAGCTAACAAGGCGTCTGACTGGCACAGCAAAGTGCCTCATGCTCCTTACTACACAGAACTGAAGCTAGCATCCACGATCGATGAAGCGATTGCTCAAGTAGATGGGATCAGGTCCCTTATCTCGCCAGACAGGCTGGCCGAAGGTGTCGTATGGGAGCGTTCGGAAGCTCCCGGCAGACGTAGCAGCTTTAAGGCTATCAGCAACAAGTACCTATTGAAGGAGAAGGACTGATGTGGGAATATCGCTGCCGTTACCGCGGACATTACGACGGTGACACGATTGATGTAACGGTGGATCTCGGGTTTGGTATCAGCCATGACATCCGTCTACGTCTCCTGAACATCGACACGCCTGAGGTCCGAGGCGTCGAGCGTCCGGAAGGACTGGCAGCCAAGCAGTTCGTTACCGAGTGGATCGCACTACGGTCGATAGGTAATGACGACTGGCCTTTAGTAGTCCGCACCAGGAAGACCGGCAAGTACGGGCGCTGGCTAGCAAACATTTGGCCCACGTTCGAGTGGCACGAGAACCACAACCCAGATCCTAGCGATCCTCTATATACTCAGTCATCTTTGGTTGAAGCACTCAAGGAAGCAGGCCACGATACTGAGGACTGGAAAGATTGGTAATGGCTAGACGACGCATGTTCTTAGATATCAATGTTGTCGAAGCCTCTCGACAGAGAATGCGACACGTGTACGACACGTTCGATACTGTGTGCGTTCAATTCAGCGGCGGCAAAGACAGCACGGCTTGCCTGTACCTGGCCAAGGAGATCCACGAAGAGCGAGACCTTGGGCCGGTGAAGGTCATCTTCAGAGACGAAGAGATGCTGTCCCCCTCCGTGGTGGATTACGTGGAAGAGGTAGCTGCGTACGACTGGATAGACATGGAGTGGTACTGCATGCCTCAGGGGCAAGAGGTATGGGTCTTGGGTCGTAGAGAGTACACTCTTCTATGGTCTAAGGAACGTGAAGCTGACGGGCGGCTTTTCCGTCCTATTCCAGACGGCGCTATCACTGCAGAGTCCTTTGGGTTGGATCCTTCCGAACCTATTCCGGAACCCATCGACTACTACACCATGCAAGGGAAGTCGGGGATGACAGCCTTTGTGACAGGCATCAGAGCAGCAGAGTCCATGATCAGACATCGGACCGTGGTGCAGAAGCTCAGCGAGAACTACATCAACCGGCCGTACAGACTCTCTAAGGCTATCCCCATGAGGTTCGCTAAGGTGATCTATGACTGGACCGTGAACGACGTTTACAAGTTCATCACTGAGGAGCACGAAGGCTCGTACTGTGCTTACTACGACTATGCAGCTATGAGTGGGTCCAACCAACGCGTAGGCATTCCGTTGCATTCGGTAGCTTCTAGACGAATCATGGATGCTGTCCGCACGGAGCCTGAGTTCTACGACAGACTTGTTGAGTGTTTCCCACAGATAGATGCACAGCGATGGCTCTGGTCGGAGTTCGATATGGAGGCGCTGATTTCGTCCTATGCGGAAGATTCTTGGAATGGTGTCAGGGATTGCATAGAGGACAACATGCTTACTGACGGTCTCAATCTGGCAGCGATGAAGTTCGTTTCCACGTGGAAGAAAAAGTATGTTCTGGATCCGTTTGGTTATCCGATTGATGCTTTGATACGAACTCTGATGTTGAATGAGTTTGAGCACACAGCCCCCACACCCGTAGGCCCAGGAACCAAGGCTCACTCTGTCCGAATGGCAGCCCTTGCCGACGCCAATAGTCTCGACATACAGGATGACACAAGATGAATCCAGAACTAGTTATGATACGCACTCTCAAGGCTCCACCGTGGTCTAGCGTGTACACACTAAAGCCAGAGAAGCGTCAGATCAGAGCCTCCATTAAGACGCACGGCGTGCTGTCTCCCGTGATTGCTCAGACCGAAACCAACTGGATCATCGACGGTAAGACCAGATCAGAGATAGCTCTAGAGCTTGGAAGCACGCACATACCGGTAGTGTTCGTGGAGTGCGGCGAGGTTGAGGCTATGATTCTTCACGTTCAAATGAATCGTTATCGTGGTGAGGTGGTGGCTAGAAGACTGTCTCAGATAATCCGAAGGATCCTGGTGTCCGGAGCGTATGATGCAGATTCCTTGCAAGCTAAGCTGGGGATGTCTTACGACGAGTTTGATGTTCTCGCTGATGGTACAATTCTGAAGCAGCGTAAAATACCGGCGCACGCGTACTCTGCAGCGTGGGTACCGATCGAGTCGGCTACGGGAGAAGACGTTCGCATCGAACGACCCACGGGCATCTCAGAGAAAAAGACTTGACATGTCCACAAACTGGAATACAAAATCCAAATGATGGAAGTAAAGGCTTGATTTTTGATGATCTGTGTGCTATTCTGTAAAAATGACTAAGATTTTGTTCGTAGGCGATACCCACATGGGACCAGAGAACATCCTGATCGCTAGCCAGGTTGCGATTGAGTCTGACGCGGACATGATCATTCAGGTGGGCGACTTCGGTTACACCTTTGATGCTACCGAGCAGGGTCGTACGTTCTTGGAAAGAGTAGAGCAGTCTACCATTCCCTGGTACTTCATTAGAGGTAACCACGATAGCACAGAGTGGATCCTACTGAACTCACAGCTAGACTTGCTGTACGGAGACGAGCCTGAATGGGTGTGGGAGAATCTGAAGTGGATCCCTGACGGGTGTTTCATGGAGATTGATGGAGTTACGTTTGCCTTCCAAGGCGGAGCTAACTCCGTCGACAAGTGGGCGCGCACGCCACACATCTCCTGGTGGCCGGATGAGAGTCCTGTTCCGCTGGCAGCTGCTGGTAGGACGGCAGACGTTCTGGTGTGTCACGATATCCCTGATAGCTTACGAGGGCATCTGTTTACACATCTCGACCCAATGTCTCCGAAGATGGAGTTCGAGAGCCTGAAGTCCAGACTGACTGTGGAAGACTACTTCCAACAAGTCCAGCCCAAGATAGTCATCCACGGACACTATCATATTGGGTACAAGTGTACCACTAATGAAACACACATCGTTGGGCTTTCCAACGACAGCCGAGAGAACTCCATGTGGCTATTTGACACGGAGTATTTCAGAGCTAGTTGACTTTCTGTGTCAGTTAGGTTAGACTATTGATTGTACAATCTAACTGACACAGGAGATCACAATGGCTCATGAACTAGAGATCACAGCTCCCGGAGAGGCCAGCTTTGCATACAGAGCAGCCGGTGGAGCGCCCTGGCACAAGCTAGGTAAGGCTATCGATGGCCATATGACTGCCTCTGAAGTCCTCTCAGCATCAAACGCTGATTACGAGGTTGTCATGCAACCGTGTTTGACTGGTCATCCGAATCGCACAATCGACGGCAATCACGCCTTGATCGAAGTGCCCGGTAGATATGTAACTGGACGCGTCGAAGCTGATCAACACGGAGAGCCAGGAGACTTTGTTCCGTGGGAAGTTGTGAAAGGCCGCTACCAGATTGTGCAGAACTCTGTTGTGCTTGATAAGGCTCTTGCTGTGGTGGGAGCATCCAACGGAGATGCAGTGATGGACACGGCTGGTGTGTTGAACGACGGCCGCAAATTCTTTGCTACCATTGATCTCGGTCAGGTGATCGTGGATCCTGCAGGAGTCAGAGACATCATATGCCGGTATCTGGTGGTGTCCACCAGTCACGACGGCACCAGCCCCATCGTGTACTCCAACACTGACATCAGAGCCGTTTGTGCAAACACCGTTCGTATGGGGAAGATGCACGCAGCCTCTATCTTCACAGCGCGCCACACAACGAACGTGGTAGATCGTCTGGACGAGGCTGGCAAGGTTCTGGGCATCAGCTCCGATTGGTCGAAAGCGTTCGCCAAGGAAGCTGAATTTCTCATGTCTATCGAGATGCCTTCGTACTCGAATCGAATCGACAAGGTTCTCAACGTTGTGTGGCCTGAGAAGGATGCCGACACTGACCGCAAACGGGTCAACCGGGAAGAGATCATGGTGAGCGTTCGTAGCCGGTTCGGCTCACGTAGGAACGCTGCTGGGTTCGGAGACAACGGTTGGAGTTTGATGAATGCTATAGGAGAGCACCTGGATCATGGCAGAAACGTTCCACCCGAACAGGCTGCACAGCAGTCCATGGAACTGGCCAACTTAGTGCATCGCCACAAGATAAAGGCACACCGCGCCATTCACAATTTGGCTAGGTGATAAGTACCATTTAGTAAACGAATTCTAGATACCCGCGGCACGCGCGGTGTGCCTCCTGATACACTTAGTACTGAGTAAGTGTAAAGGAGTAACCGTGGTCGAAGAGTGCGAATTTTGTCCTCGGCCGCTCAATTCTACTGACCTTGGTGTCTACCGGCTCATTTCCGGGTGGGCACAAGTAAGAGTTCAGGGCGGTTCAAACAGTCTTGCCCTTACTGAAGGCCCACAGGCGTGGGCGCACGGAAGTTGTATTCAGAAGGAAAAGAGGCACCGATCAGGAGTGTCTACACAGACGGAGACACTGTTCTAATGGTTTTGCAAACACCCACAGACAAGGGACCATCATCGAAACAGTTGTTTATCGTTGTGTGGGTACTATCATTTGTGATAACACTGACCGTAGCTGCTGGACTAGTCAACCACATCCTCCAAAGTTCCCCATTTGATGTGCTTACAGACTACAGCATACAAACGGTTGACGAGGTGACAAGTGATAGGCTTTTGATAACGGGAGTCAAATGTCACGATCACGATGGCCCAATCACCATCGTGGGAGAGTTTAATTGGTTTAGAGTTATCCCTCCTGGGTATGGAACTTCTCCGGTATCGGGTGTTCGACATGACGTGCTGCCGGGATGCACTACAGCACAGTTTGAGAATGACATACCACAAGCTGTTCTAGATATAAATGAACCAGGCGATGTGTGGTTCATAACGGGCACAGAGTGGCCCATAGACCCTGATACCGGTGAGCGTGGCGAGCCTATCGTATGGGTTACCGAAAACTTCGAACTCGTAGAATAGGTCTGACATAATGGATGATCAGTTGGCAGAACTTGTGGAAAAACTGTCTAATGTAAAGGAACGCGTTATCGTTATAGAGGTACGCATGGACGGAACTGCCGAGAGACAGGAAGCCCTCTCCGAAGAAGTGAAGTGGCTGCGCAACACAATAGCCACGTTCCTGGTATCCTTCACTCTGATAGTGGTAGCTGCTGTGGTAGGACTGATCATCGTCTGACTCAGACTATGATTTGCACCTTACGCTTGAACCCGGTACCGAGACCGGCAACGTGGTTACAAGCATGTACCGTGGAGTCCACCTGATCGTCATGCGTCTCACCTTCTGGGAAGGCAGACATTTCGTCTACGTAGTCGGTGTTCCATGCTGCTCGCATAAGAATCACGTTACCTCTTCGCACGGCTGAAGACATGGGCTGTGCTCTGGTTTCCTTGTCACCTGTAGCTCTGACTCCATCGAAATTGAATCCGGCCAAAACGTACCTAGAGTATTGGTCTATCAGGTTCTTACCTGCAGATCCAGGCTCTAGCTCCATCCGGATAGGGATGCCCACTCCGTCACGAGCAGCCACCTGCTTGATCAGGTTCTCAACCCCAGCGCCGTCTCTTCGGCATTTCTGAATGTCCATGATGTAGTAGCGGCCGTCATGGAACGCTACCAGAGATCCCACTGTCCAGTCAGGGTCTTTGTTGGCTTCGGAAGGCTCAGTGGCTGCGAGATCCCAGAACCTCACCCACGTGGTGGATTTGTCAAAGATCGGAAAGGCATCGTCCTCAGGACCCATGATGATGAAATCTTCACGCTGGAATAGGGATCCCAGGCTAGTAGCCCACCAATCACCAAACTCAAGTCGCTTACGCTCAACAGGGTCAAGCTCGGCCAGAGACCTTCGATAGGCAACGTGGTCGATTCCGGGGTTGTCCATCAGTGTGGAAGGGATGAAGATTCTACCCTTCTCCTTACCTTCCACGATGAACCTCTGACGTACCCAGTTAGGGGCAGGGTTGGTCGTCGCGCGCATTCTCAATGGAACCTTGCTCAACGGGCCTGTGGCTGGTCGACGGATTCTAGAGAACAGGTACGTGTAGTCGGCTGATCGAATTTCGGTTACTTCGTCCATTCCCACGAACTGGAATTCGGATCCCTTGTAACGCAAGTAGTCGTTCACGTTGTTCAGATATCCGAAGGTTACTCGTGCTCCGCTGGGGAACGTGGCCGTGTAGGTGTTGTTGTTCCATCTAACATCATCGAAATCTGCCATCCAGTCGCGGAACCGGTCCATCAAGGCGCCAGGAAGGTTGAGGTCAGCGAACGTCCTACGTAGCAAGATTGCTGAGTAGTTCGGCACATCCACGTATTGCAAAGCGGACATGAGCAGAGCACTGCTTTTACCGCCTCCAGCGGCACCACCGAATAGGACTTCTAAATCGAGAGATCGTAGGAAAACCTTCTGCTTCATGGAGGGAGGCTCTACCCAGTACGGTGATGACTTGGGCTGGAGAAAGTCATACACTGCCTCCCAATTCTGTGTGTTCGTCATTTGTCAGCTACAATCTAGAGTGGACTCTTGTTTCTTACAACCAAATGCACTAAGGTAGTTGGCATGGCCTTCCCAAGTTTAACACAGATAATGACCGGAGGATCAACACCATTCTGGCTAGTGTTCATTGGTATTACTCTAGTTGGCGTAGGTGCTGGTTGGTTTGTACATCCCGGATTAGGGATGTTGGTAGCGGGGACGTGTATGGGGTTGTTCGGTATATTACTTGGGAGTGATTGATGGCTTGGAATACAAACGCTCGATCTAAGGACATTGTTCCTGTTCAGATCAAGAGAGTGCCGGTCGGTGCTCCAGCGGCGATGAATCCTGGAGTAACCAACAGTAAGCAAGGATACAAGGACGGCTGGGACATAGAGCGAGCTTACCGAGACGGTGTGTCGAAGGTCACATGGCTGTTCAGGGCGATAGATGCCATAGCTGGAAACCAAGCCAAGCTGCCCATGCAGTTACGAGCAGACAATCGTCCTGACGGTGAGATAATCACTGTCGATCCCATTCTTGATTTGATGAACTCTCAAACCAATGATGGCGAGAACTCCTTCATCTTCAGATATCGCGTGTCTGCTCAGTTGCTCATGAGCACTCGTGGTGTGTTTATCGAAGTCGTTCGAGACGTTCGAGACAAGAATGGTGATGTTATGGCGTGTAATCTATTGCCGCCCCAACACACCTCTCCCATACCGGCTGCCAAAGGATTCGTGTCTGGGTATGAAGTAGCTGTGCCAAGTGCTAAGGTCATAAAGCTGGCGCCCAAGGACGTTATATGGATCCGAAGACCACACCCTCTTGACCCGTACCTCTCCATGACACCGATGGAAGCAGCTGGTGTAGCTATCGAAATCGAGATGCTAGCTAAGCTCTACAACCGTCAGTTCCTTCTGAACGACGGACGGCCCGGAGGTCTGTTGGTTCTGCGTTCAGAAATTGACGATGACGACAAACAAGAGTTGGCTTCTCGATTCCGTGGCAACATCAACCGAACCGGATCCGTGGGCGTTATCTCATCGGAGGACGGCGCTGATTTCGTGGACACAGCAGCCTCACCACGAGATGCCGCTTACGTTCAGATGAGAGAGTTGACCAAGGAAGAGATCCTGGCAGCCTTCGGCGTTCCGGAGTCTATCATTGGTAACGCTTCTGGCAGAACTTTCAGCAATGCCCAAGAAGAGGGCAGAGTGTTCTGGATGGAAACCATGAGTCCTCACTTGGAACTGCTGTCAAGGCCCTTGAGTCATCTAACACCTGATCATATCTTGGGGTTCAACACAGATGAGGTTCCCGTGTTAGTGCTTGCCAAGCAAGAGCAAGCGCGGTTCGCTCTGGAGGAATTCCAAACCGGACTCATAAGCGCTAACGAGTACCGTACCATCATCGGAAAGAAGAAGATTGAATCCGAGTTGGCTGATTCTCTACTAGCTAACCCCAACCTCACACCCATGGGTAACACTGAGAAGCCTACTGAGGTTCCTGGTGCAGTCGGTGAAGGTTCGCTAGATGATCAAGCGGGCGCTGGCCAGCAGGCTCAGCAGGAACAGGTGACTGAGTTCAATCCCGAAACTGGACAGTTCGGAGATCCCGCCGCAGGAGGAGCACCAGCCCCAGCACCAGCACCTACCGGTGGCGGTGACACGGGTGCTGCTGTCGTCTAAAAGGTGTTGCCATGGACGAACCCAACCTAGCCGCTAGAGAGTCATCGATCAGTGCTATCTACGAAGAGTTTCTGACGAGACTGGAACGTAGCGTGATTACATCTATCAATGATAGACGGGCAGAGTTGCTGTTCGGCACGCTCACAGCTGGCAGTGTTATGATCCTTCCTGTATCTGATTTCAACTTCCGAAGCTCTCTGGATGCAGAGATCGAACAGTTGATAATAGAAGGAGCGGCTTCTTCTGGAGAGCCACTTTCACCGGCTGAAGTGGAGCGATTGACAGAGCAGATTGCAGAGTCTGCCGAGAAGTCCAATCTCGTGACGTTCACTTTGATTCAGAAAGCCTTTAATGATACCTACGATATAGACCTGCTACAGAAGGCTGCCAGGACGGCCATTCTGATACTTTTGATAAGGGCAATCTTTGCTCGTAGGAAGAGAGAGGTACCGAATACAGCCACATTTGTAGCTGTGTCCTCGTTCAACTCTGGAGCACACACGGCCGCTTTGCTCTCGGGGAAGATTACGAAGACTTGGGTATCTCAACGAGATGCAAAGGTTAGAATTACGCACAGAAAGCTGGACGGCGACACGGTGAGAATAGACGAACCGTTCTTTGTTGAAGGTATTCCAATCAGATTTCCTGGAGATCCCACAGCACCGCTGCATCTGATAATGCAATGTCGTTGCTTCTTGAGATACGGCATCCAACCTCTTTAATGAAAATAGTTTCCATAAACCTGATAACCGACGTATCCTACACACAGTAAGCTACGACTAGTCAAGAGATCGATTTGGAGATTTTTATGAGCACGCTCATGGAGAAGCTAGACCACATGACCGGCACCAAGGGTGCTGAGGTCTTGAACGCAGCTGAAGGTATCGTAGAGGCGTTTGTAGCTGGCATTGGCAACAAAGACAGTGTTGCCGACATCGTAGAGAAGGGGGCTTTCGACAAGTCCCTGAGAGAACGCACGCCCAGAGTTGTTTGGGGACACGACTGGAACCACCCAATCGGTAAGGTACTAGATATTCGTGAGGTGCCTGCTGGCGACGAGAGTCTTCCAGACAAGATGAAGGTAGCTAACATTGGCGGACTATTCGCTAGGGTGCAGTTCAACCTGTTGTCCGAGAAGGGCAGAGAAGCATTCAACACGGTAGCCTTCTTCGGAGAAGAGCAGGAGTGGAGCATCGGTTACAAGACCATTCTCCAGGATTACGATCCCATGGCCAAAGCTAACAGACTCAAGGAAGTTGAGTTGTTCGAGGTTTCTCCAGTGCTGCATGGAGCTAACAACCTCACCGGCACGGTGTCGATCAAGTCCGAGGACTACACGTCTGACACCCTGACTACAACGGCAGGCGGACTCTCCACAGGTACCACGAACACAAGTAACGGTTCGTTCACGGTCACGAACAATTCGCTAACTGTGACTAAGGACATCTCAGCTGACGATATGCTCACCAAGGATCTCATCGAAGGGTATGCTGATGAAGCAGAAGCGGCCAGCCGTGGAGCACAGATCGGATGTAGTGGTACCCACAACGCAAACGGGAAGTTCTTCCCCTGTGAGAGTCCAGAAGCACTAGTAGAAGCTCGCAGAACTGCAGTGAGCAAAGCGATTGACGATGATCTGGAAGAGAAGCAGGGTTCGCTACCTGGCATGTCTGATGACGATCTGCGTCGCCTCGTGAGCGCCATTGAAGTGATCAAGGACTTTGGGAAGGCAGTTGTGAAGCTGCGTGGTGATGAGCCTACTCCCGAGCCAGTCACGCCGGAAGCACCTACGGGTGATCCGCAGGCGGCGGCGCAAGGAGCTGCTCCTGTCGAGAAGGTTCTAGAGTTTGAAATCTCTGAGGACTCAGACATGAACGCCATCTCCGCTGATCTAGAGGGCTTGCGCGTTAAGGTAAATGGGTTTAAGATAACACTGGACCCCGGAATCGATGAAGATTCCATGAAGAAGAGAATCGCATCTGTGCTCCAGAAGCACGGCATAACGTCGCTTGAATCCAGGCGTGTAGAGTTGACAGCAGTTTCCCAGGAGGAACTATGAACATCAATGAAGAAATTGCAGCCCTAGAAACTGTGGCGGATCAGATCACTGAGCCTGACGTGGTTGAAGAGGAAGAGGTGGATGAAGAGAAGTCCGCTGACGATGAGGTTGAAGAGAAGTCTGCCGATGAAGAGATCGTAGAGACTGACGATGCTGAGGTTTCGGACGAAACAGTTGATGATGAAGAGAAGTCCGCTTTGGAAGAAGAGTCAACTGATAGCGATCCCACCAGCGATGCTGTAAAGGCCGTAGACGACTTGCTCACTCAGATGAGCGTCGAGGACGACCAGGATACGATCGAAGAGAAGATAGAGGCTCCTGCCGTGGCTGATGGCGAGTTCCTGTGTGGAGTGAGCCGCAAGAGTGCACAGACTCCGTGCGATTTCTGTCGCGGTGGTTGTGCTCCAGAAGGAGACCTGCCAGGACTGAAGACTATCGAAGAAGACGTGCTTTCGTCTCTGCCAGAAGGTGCTGCAATTGTTACCTCTGGATACTCCAACGTCGAAGATATCTACGTGGTAGATGTGAAGGTTGCTGATGACGATTACCGAGAAGCTTTCGTAAGTGGATCAGGTAAGCAGCTTGGCTGGCTTGCTATCGATTCCGACTACGTTGAGAAGGCTGCCGACATGGGAGATGTCATCTCTAGTGATGACGCCGCCGAGTTGGCCTCCAACATCTTGCCCGGTGAGACCAAGGGCGTTGAGGTTGGGTTCTTCTATGACACCGATGCCTACGTGGTGGAGTTGGAAGCAGAAGCCAAGTCCTACGATGTGTTTGTGTCTATAGACGGCAAGGTTCTGGGCTACGACGAATTCGAAATCAAGGATGACGATTCTGAAGACGTAGAGATCAAGGAACTTGAGGACGATTTGGCTGATCGGATTGCTGCTGCTGAAGCAGAGATCAGGATCAAGCGAGCATTCTCACAGGAAGAGCGAGCTTCTTTGGCTGAGTCCGGTGTGGCTTTGCCTGACGGATCGTTCCCCATCGTAGACGAAACAGATCTACAGAACGCCATTCAGGCTCACGGTAGAGCAGACGATGTAGAGACGGCTAAACGGCATATCGTGAAGCGTGCTCAGGCACTGAATCTAACAGATCTTCTACCTGACGGCTGGCTTGAGGAAGCTGGCGATAACGGAGACGAGTCTGCAGAGGAGGCAGCACCTTCAGTGAGTGTGGAAGAAGAGAAGACCGCAGAGGAGGATGTAGCTACTGATGAGAACATCCTTCTTGAAGATGACATTGCCTTGATGGCAGAACTAGCAGCATCCTTTTCCGATGACACCGACTGAGGCCACCAAACGAATAGCAGAAGGCAACGAAGCCATGGAGTCGATCGGTGGCGGTTGGCGGCTGAGAGGTAAACGGTCAGTTGATGTATCTGAAAGTAGCGGAGACGAGTCACAGTAGTGGGGTGACCTGCCATGGCTAGGTTTAGACGTTGGGGAGGGCCACGACCGGCTCCTTACAATCCAGACGCCAGAGACTCTGATGGCGATGGTTTGGTGCAAGAAGGCACCATCTGGGAACGTCCTGGGAAAACGAAATTCGTTTCTGCGCTTGGTGATATCTCTAGAGCAGTAACTGATTCACCTTCAGCGCTTAGCGGATTAACCCTTGTTGATGAAGAAGGGAATCCAGTAAGATTCCAGCCAAGCTGGATCTCTAACCGCGGGGCTGTGATCGGAGCGCCTAGAGCACCGCTACAGATACCCGGCATTGGAGAGAACAGAACCATCGGTGAAACTCACGGAGTGATTGGCGGAGCGCCGCTACTGGTTCCGTCTAACGAGTCTGTACTTGAAGACGTGGTAGACCCCGTTCCTCCGCACACACTGATGCCATCTAGATCGTCGTTTCAGGCTAGCGACGCCCGCATCTCTAACGGCATCCTTAGAGTTGACGGCAGCAATACGCTCAACGGGGAGTCTGTGTCTAAGCGAGTTGGTTCGCAGGGCGAGATGGCCAACAGCGATTTACCTGACACTATGTACCATGTGACGACAGCTGCTTCATCCGTCTTTGATGACGGTTCCTTGCGCGTCAACACGGGCGGGCTAGGATTGGGCGGAGGATCGGCTGACGAACTGAGTGTGTCTCTTACGTTGGATAGAGACATAGCGGAACAACTATTCAGAGACATGAGAGATGTTTCCATAGCGCGGCGAGAAGGCAGGTCGTTCGATGAGCTAGTGGCCGAGTTACAAGAAGCTGCAGGCATAGATGGGTGGGACTATCAGCCAGGCGTTCTGAAAGGATCAGTAGCTACCAACATGAAGGGTCTGTGGGACGACTACTTTGTTAGACGATCATCGGCTACGGGCGTCTGATCAGATTCGAATCGTGTCTGTGGATGTGGCAGACATTCCCAAAGGTACTCTGGTGACCGATTTCGATCTTGATAGTGATCTTGGTCTTAGTGAAGTTAGGGTTTGGGGCGATGTCCCCATAGTTCCGACCGTCAGTGACGAAGGATTTCCCATGGATGAGATCCTTTCTTCAGCTCCGGACATTGTAACCAACCTGGATCGATACATGGCTAGGGGAGGCAACGACACCGACTTGGACATCTTTGAAGAGACTGAGAGTGCCCTAGGCGATATGGTCAGAGGCAATGAGGTAGAGGTGTACGTGAACATGCCTGACGGGCTGACGCCACCCACTAACAGTTCCAGATCACTAAGCGCTAGTCTGTCGATCACACACGCTGAACAGAGCCTGACGGACCACTCCTCGGTTCACCCCATGACCGTATCGTCTGCTGATCTTGTGTGGTCTGGTGGAAATTTGCCAGAAGTTACTCTGAACGTAAGCGGCACTGATCTCAACGGACCTACAGCAGCCGAAAGACGGCTGTACCCGGAATTGTTCAACAGCGAAGGATACCTGATAGAGCCAGAGAAGCCAGCTGACATGAGACTTCGCCCGTCCCCTCCCCCATTCTCAGGAGTTACAGAAGCTATAGCTCGTAATGGACAAAGCTTCGATAGTTGGAGAAAGTTCAAGACAGATCTGTTCAAAGAAGACATGATAGTGTTCGACTACGAATCCACTGACTTGCTTGACAACGGAGGAAAGCCGGTCCAGCTTGGAGCCGTGAAGATGCAAGATGGCGTGATCACTGAACGATTCAACCTCTTCATGGATCCAGGAATAGCGTTTGATGAATGGAGCGACTTCTCCAAGAGCAATCTGCGTGACGAGCTAGGGAATCCCATTACTCCAGAATTCATGGAAGGACAGCTGGGCAGCGCTGAAGCACATGCGCAGTTCGTAGACTTCATAGGTGATGCCTCAACGCTAGTAGGGCACAACGTGAAGGGCTTCGATTTGCCCATGCTTCAAGAAGTGTTAGATGATGAATTGATTGACTTTACCCCTGACGGTGTGGTAGACACTCTATCACTGGCTAGGATGTTGATGTCGTCGGACAAGGATGATCCGAACAAGGTAGTCGACAGCCACACTTTGGGAGACTTGACGGACATGTTTGGTATCGACTTAGGAGACTCAGCGCACACAGCGGACGCCGACTCTGCAGCGACCGCCGAATTACTGTCCAAGATGCTGGACTACGCAAATGACCACGACCTTCCCACGACGGCTCTGGATCCAGATCGTGCTGCCAAACGGTTCTCCGTAGAGAACGAACGAAAGACCGTAGCCAAAGAGCGGTTCGCTGAACTAGAACGAGTTCACGCTGATCTCCTTCAGCGCGGTTACGCTACATCTGATCCTGGTAAGCCGCCCGAGCGCGCTGATGCTCAGATTCCAGGAGCACAGGTTTTGGACGATCCTGTCAGGAAGCCACTAAGCATAGAAACTCCTGATGACCTTGACCCCATCCATGATGTCTTCAAAGACAACGACAAGCGATTGGACTTCGATCTCGCCACGGACGCTACTCCTGACGAAGTGATCGCCATGTTGGAGAAGAACCCAGATCTGAAGATAGATCTCACCGGAGAGGACTTTGCCGTTGTCAGAGTTAGGACTCCGGACGGCAACGAGTACGAGATAGCCACGTTCCGAACTGACATAGGAGAAGGCCGTAGACCTGACGGTGGCGTAGCACTAGCTACGATAGAAGAAGATGTGGCGCGCCGAGATCTCACGATGAATGCTCTGTTCTTCGATCTGGATTCCAACGAGGTGATAGATTACGTTGGCGGTATTGACGACATCGAGAACGGTGTAGTGCGATCCGTGGGTGATCCTACGGACAGGTTCCGTGAAGACAAGCTAAGGATTCTTCGAGCCGTAAGGTTCACAGGGCGCACAGGATTCGATCTGGATCAGCCGACCAAGGACGCTATTCTGGCGGACAACGACTTGTCTGGTGTTTCTTCTGAGAGAATACGTGAAGAGATACTGGCTGGTCTTAGGTCTGCTAAGGATACGAAGACGTACATTCAGTTGATAGATGAGCTGAATCTATGGCCTCAGATATTCCAGACTCCTGGAAGTGCACCAGCCTTGAACGTGGACGTTGGCCGAGTGTCATCGTCCTCGAATCCAAACGTACAGCTAGCTGCCATCCTTGGAGCCAATGACGTTAATGCAGTCGAGTCTACCCTGAAAGCCATGAAGTACCAGAACACCGAAATAGCGGACGTTAGGTTCTTGATGAACTTGAGCAAGATAACTCCGACCACGGCCCCTGGATTGAAGAAGGAATTCAACAAGCGAGATCTTGACAAGAGTGACGTGCTGGAATTCGCAACTGCTATGAACCTTCCGAAGGAAGACATGTCGGCTTTCGTTGAGTTTGCTACTGCTCCTCAGGCTGTTAGGTCGGAGGATCTAATAGCTGCAGGACTAGAAGGAGCTGCCATTGGTAGAGCCATAGCGCAGGCCGAAACTGAACTGTACCAGCAAACTCTAGGAAAGAGGTCATCCTAGTGATAATGGGTAGCCCCTCAACTGAAACTACAATAGACTATCAGAGAACGCCAGGACGGAACCAGAAGTGACCCTTCTAGATAACTACGCAGACATATCTTCCCTCGCACCGTCCTACATGGGCGTGAAGGCGCACGAGCAGCGTGATGGCCTGATGGTGGCCATAAGGGTTCCACGGCGCGTAGAGATGGCTCTCATGAGCTACCCACTGACCACAGAGCCTCAGGACAACCTCCACATCACCACTCTGTTCATTGGAAAGAGCGACGATCACGACCTAGAGACTATCGTTGCTGCTGTCCGAGGGTGGGCCGAGAAGACTCCAAGAATGCACGGCAGGCTTACTGGGCTTGGTACGTTTACCAATCCCGACAAGAACGTGTTGTGGGCTTCCGTGGATATTCCTGGTCTGGAAGATGCCCACGTTTCTCTCAAGCAAATGTTCGAACAGATGGGAGTCCAGGTAGATCACTCTCACGGATACACTCCTCACGTCACGCTATCGTACAGCGACACAGAGCTAACTGACTTGACACCTCTCCCAGAGATGGCTCTCACTGAGTTTGCTGTGAACGATGTTTGGGTCGTAGCCGGTCCTATGTGGACACAGGTTCAGCTATCTACTACACGCAGTAAGGCAGCAGTTCACCCTGACGCCATCCCACAAGAACGGCTCACATCTCTCACACGTGGCCGTGGTCCCAGGCGAGGTGGCCTTGAGAAGTTGTTGGATTTCTGGCGACCCATCATGAGAAAGCCAGGTGGATTCCGTCGCTGCATTGTGATCCTGGCCGATCATCCAGAACTGTTCCCTCTAGAGCCTCTGTGTGCATGGCTGCATCACGAGACCACGGGCAAGTGGCCCAATGAAGGTAAGGGCAAGAAGGGCAAGAAGAAGAGAGGAAAGCGCACAGCTCGTAGGGTTGTTAGATCTGGTCGTCGTAAGCGCGGTAAGAGCGGAATCCCTTCTACGTTGGAGAAGGAGAACAGAGCACTAACTAATCTTTCCAAGATGTCTCATCTCAGTCACTATCGAATTGGTCCGAATGCCGTTGATTACAAGGCAGCCATTTGGGCGCACAACAGCGTTAAGGTAGGATTCGTAACCAGCAACACACGAGTGGGAAGGGCTGCGCAAAGTGCAGGATCTATCGTCACTCCAGGAGACTTGGGAGACATTCGAAAGCCTGTACGTTCTGCCATTTTCGAATCACTGACCCCCGGTGGCGCTGGCGGGCGGCGTGGTCGTGGAGTTGGTCTGCCCGGTCTTCCGGGCCGAAGAGCAACTGGAGCACGTAACCAGTTCAGATGTCCTCCAGGGTTCGAGAACGGTGGAAAGTTTACTAACTCAGCTTTCTCTACTTGTGGTCGACAGGTTCTGGGAATACCGAAGGCCGGACCAGGGGCACTCACTCCTGAAGCGTCACAACGCATTCGTGTTCTAGCTGAAGATTCCTCACTGGTGCGAAGCATTGGTGACCTTCGAAGCAACCGAAATCCTTTGGACATCATAAGGGCTGCACAAATTCCTGCAGCTCCCAAGGAAGTGTCTACGGCCGCACGTCAGGGATCTGTGGATCTAATAAGGTCAGCATTCGATGAAGATCCTAAGGGAGAACTGGGTGCTAGATTTGTTCGTCGTGACGGTATCATATTGGAACCGTTCGTAGGGCTAGGAACTCTCGGATCTCTCGGTGAGTTCGATGACATGAATGACGGAGTTCTGGTCGTTTCAGATGTAGCCAGGCAAGGACCACAGGTTGGGGCTGAAGAAGTACCTGCCTTGGTCACCGGGCTTAGAGCAGTAGTCTTCCACGTTCCTAATCTTGGATCATTCTCGGTGCGCCGTGTGGGCGGCGATATGACCGACGAAGAACGTGCCGGGTTGTTGAGGTCGTTCGGTGCAGCACTTCAAGGAGCTGATCCGGATATAAGCGATCCTACCCAAGCGATCAGAAGCTTTGCCGAGAATAGCAGTGGGCGCTATGTGGTAGACCAAAGCATAGACACCGAAGACACAGCTACCGAGGGTGTCAAGCGAGAGCTTGTTACGGTAGAGCGTGCTGGTCGTAAGATCACGGTTCCACTATGGGTGTTCCAGACTTACCTGTCTAGAACCGCTCCGCGTAGGAACGATGATGATGAGCCATACAAGCTAGTTGGAGACGACACAGGTAAGTCTGCTACTAGGTTTCTGCTCACCAAGACACAGCGATCTTTAGACATTGAGTGGAAAGATGTTCAGTATCAGAGAGCGTGTGTTGACCAGGGCATGGAACTGTATGCAGAACTGAAAGCTCGTCCTGGCCGTCGCCGTCGATCAAGTGTGGGCGGTAGCGCTGGTACGGTAGGCTCCAGGCTATCGGGCACCGGACGAGTGTTCATGGATGCTAATGTGAACCGCCATCGTTGCGCTCCCGGAACGCGGTTCCCTGGTAGGTTCTCTGATTCCCTTGGACGCAACTGTGGTGTGGCAGCACCTAAGCCCATGATCAACAAGCTAGTTAAGGCTGCTTCACTTCTAGGTATTGATCTAGCTAATATAAAGAAGAGGGTGGGGGCCTCTACTCCTGAAGACAAGAAGTTCAAGGCCAAGCTGAAGGAGTCCAGCGGCAGAGACTACGGACACAGCATCAAGGATGTAGTTGACTTCTCTTCGTGGCTCAACAAGCTAGCGGACGTGATTGGTACCGATTCCGAAGGAACCATAGGACCCACACTGGGTGGGGACAACCGTCTCAACAAGCCACAAGATGTGTTGCCGTTGCCACCGAAACGACGATCACGATTCGTGGATCCATCTTCTCTTTCAGGTAGAGACTTGCGAACTGAAGATCAAGAGGAATTGGACGCAGACGTAGCAGACAGGGTAGCTGAGATATTGGCCGACAGTGATCCTCTGGAACCGGAAGCCATATCAGCTATAGGCAAAGAGATGTCAGAACGTGTGTCGTCTCTGGATAAAATCACAGACGATCCAGTCTTTGCGGACGAAGCTACAAACGGAGCGCGTAGAGAGTTGTTCGATGCTGTCGAGAAAGCATCTGCTGCTGAGGCTGGCCGTGTTGCTGCTTCCAACGATAAGGGACCCATTCCTACAAAGATCGGCGCAATGCTTAACAAGCTGGCGGACAAGATTGCGACAGGCAGCAATAAACCAGAGCCGAAGCGAACTGACTTACTAGGGTTGCCCGAAGCGCCCACACCTGACGTTGTTCCTGAAGACGTTGTGCCTGATGGTGTGCCTGATG